ACTGATAGTCAAACTGAAGAAAAAAAAGAGGATTAGTTATGCCTGATGAAGCCTGCCGCCTTGCTAAAGTAGAGCAACGAATTGAAAACCTCGAAGAAATATTTGAAGATCGTGGTAAGAAGCTCGACGCCATAATTGCCACTCTTGAAGAAATGAAGAATGAGCAAACACGCTATAAAGGTTTTATTGGCGGTATTGTCTTCACCATTAGCGCATTATTTTCGTTTATTGCTTGGTGGACAAGTAAATAATGGAATTTTTACAGTTTGCAACGGATGTAGGTTTTCCTATAGCCGCTGCCTGTGTCGGTATGTACTTTGTTTTTTTAACCATTAAATTCCTGCTTGATAGCGTACTTGAAAAGATTAAAAGCCTTATCGGTATCATCAAGCAACTTGATAAACGTGTCACGGCTATGTCAGAGGATATTGTAAAAATAGACGTACTCATGACAGAAACACTTGATATGCCAATTGAAAAAGAGAAGGTGGCGCGTTTTAATAACCCGCAAGAAAAGAGAATTGATTAATGGATGTTGACGCATTAGCTAAATATATCAACCAGTATGGATTCCCTATTATTGCATCAAGTAGCATGGGGTATATCGTCTATTTCGTTTGGATATGGGTAACGACAATTGTTAAGCCAATACTTACCGAAACCACTGACGCGCTAATTGATCTTATTGACCAAATACGCCTGCTCGATAACGACATGATACGGCTTACACAAAAATTAATTACGGTACTTTCTATGAGATCACGAAAATGAAAACAGGCGAACGCGGTTTAAAATTAATTAAAGAATTTGAAGGTTGCAAGCTCAAAGCGTACCAATGCCCGGCTGGTGTTTGGACGATTGGTATTGGCTCAACACATTATGGTGATGGCACACCAGTCACTAAAAATAGAACGTTGCCTAATGAAGGTGCGGCAATCGCATTATTAGCCGCAACAATTGGGCAATACGAAAAAGCGGTCAATGCAACAGGCGTTGAATTAACACAAAATGAATATGATGCACTTGTTTGCTTATGCTACAACATTGGCGCAGGTAACTTTTTTAAATCAACACTCGTTAAAATGCTAAAAGCCGGTGACGACAAGGCAGAAATAGCAAAACAGTTTTTGCGTTGGGATAAAGCAGGTGGCAAACCGCTTGCTGGATTAACGCGCAGGCGCAATGCTGAAGCGGAATTGTTTTTAAGCAAATAATTAAAAAGCCGCTTATTTAGCGGCTTTATTTTTAATCATCCATTTTTGATAGGCTTCTTCAGGTGTTAAGCCAGAGCAAACAGCCGTTGTTTGTGTGTAACATAACCAAATTCCACCTATCTTTTTAAGTCGTGGTTTCATGCACTGCGTTCACTTATAAACACGGGTTGCATGGGATTGTCTGCAAGCCATTTTAATTTTATTAAATAATCGCGCATGGCTTGATAACGCAAGCCGCCTGATGGTTTACCGCTTTTAAATTCATACATTAAACGCCCTCTTTTTCTTTTAACTTGTCAAAATACCACTGCGCCTTTTTTAAATCCTCGGCACCGTTTTTTTGCCTATAACGCCACTGATATTTTAATATGTTTCCGCGTAAAAATCCGATAAATTCTTCTTTTGTTAGCATTGATTCGATTGCATCGATACATTCAACAGAACCGTTAGTATAGTGGCTTGGTGAATTTACTGGGTCGCTTGTTTTAATCTGTGCGCCTGCATTAACTCGTTCTTTCTGCTTGTTTAAATGCTTAATGACGTTATCCAATCGAACAGGTGAACATTCAACAGGTGGCGGCAATTCTTCATAGCTTGTCAACGTGTACAAATACGCATTGTCTATTCTATCAACAGATTTATGCACAATGCCTTCTTTGATTAACTTTTGAACCTTAAATTCCACTTGATGTTGCTTTAAATCTGTTAGCTCGGTTATTTCGCGCATTGTCATGCCTTGACGGTTTCCGCGCTGGAGAATTTGCTGGATCATTTTTTAATCTCATTAAGTTGATAAGGGTGACAGGTTAGATTCCATCTGCCTGCAAATTGCAAATTTTTAAATGCAAAATCCTGTCTAACTGCCGCGCTTTCACACGAAGCCTTATCCGCAAATTCAATTGTTGATTGTGTAAGCTCACCGTGAGTTGTTACAGCGATAATTAAAATATAAGCTGTTGTTGCGATCATTTCCCTGTACTCCCAAAACCACCAACATTACGCTCAGTCACTGCGCTAAATTCCTCAACTTCTTCAAATATTGGACGCAATACAGGCACGAAAAACATTTGAGCAATGCGTTCGTTAGGTTGAATTCGATAACTATCACCATGTGTCATGCGCAACTTAACCATAATTTCGCCTTGATAATCACTGTCAATTACGCCAACCGTGTTCATTAAGCCAACGCCATAATTAAACCCTAATCCACTGCGCGGAACAATCAAACCAACAACAGACTTATCAGCAATATGAATTGAAATGCCTGCAGGAATCAACACAGGCGTTTCTGGTGTCAAAAGCATGGTTTCTTCAATACAAGCGCATAAATCAATAGCGGCTGCGCCTTCGGTTTGAAATTGCGGAATAACCGCGCTTGGTCTTGCTTTTTTTATCTGCATAATGTCATCTCCCATTGTGTAGGCATGTCGCCAATCCACGTTTTTAAAAATTCCCGTGCGGTTTTATTTCCGCGCTGGCTTTCTGATAAATTAATGCGCTTAATTTGTATATGCTCGATTCCTTCATCATCAACAACCAACCTTCTACCAATCAGATCACCGCAGTATTTCGCAAACTCTTTTTTATCATAAAAAAACACTCTCCAGTTTTTTACAATGCGCTCAAATCGTATTGCATTTCTCATGCGATAATTAACCGTTTGTGGTGATAAACCATGCTCAGTAGCGAAGTCTAAAACGGTCTGTTCATCCTCGCTTGGATGGCAAACAACAATATTATTAATTCTAAAATTATAATTATCACCGTCTTTAAAAATAACAGCATCTTCAAAGCTTGGATAATAACCATATGAAAAGAAAACAGCCATGCGCCATGCGGTAAAGTATTTTTTACCGTTTTCTTTTTTAACGCAAATGGTGGCTTGCCGATTTGAGTAGTTAAAAGACAACGGTTTGTCAGGCGTTCTTTTTCGGTAAAATGCGCCTGTGCCGCCACAATAAATAATGTTTTCTTTTATACTTTCCAACTCTTTAAGCGAAACTTTTAAATCTCTTTTTATTGGTTGCACCATGCTATTACCTTTGATGTTCAATTTTTAAATCAAAAATAGGGCGTATTTCATGACAACGATCACACTCCCTAATTCCTCTGCTTACATATTGCCGCCATGTTTTATGCTGGCAATTGGTCGCGCTTGGCGTTGGTGTTACATTCTCAACTGGTTTAATTAATGCCATAGCCATATCCCCGCTAATATGAGTGCTAACACATAGAATATTAATGCTGCAATGTCGTCAATCTCCACGCGCGTACTCCACCATAAAACAAACTATCAAAACAAAAATTCCTGTCCAAAAAATTAACTCAGCCATGTTTACGTTCCTCTATAAATTTTGCCAATATAAATTGAATATCAATGGTTTCTTTAATGCTGCGCAGTTTTTGACGCTTCAGGCTTTTACGTTCTTCTTTTAATTCATTAAGCCTGTTAATCAGGTGTTCTTCTAATGCAATCTGTTTCATCTCGCCACCATATCCCCAGCAACATTGCGTTGCATCTCATAAACAGTAAAAATCTTACCGTCTCTTAAAACAAACTCGCCAATATTTGTTTTAATAATTTCATAATGATGTCTGTGTGTTGCTGCTATTGTAATAAAGCAAAGCAATGCACCTATCAAGAATGAACAAATAGCCACCCAAATTAAATCTTTTTTCATTCTACCACTCCCGTTGCGCTGTCATTGCAGACCGCCATAATCACCCGTGCAGGGCGTTTTGACATTTGGTAAGCACCAACAGCAAGATTCCATTCTTCTTTGGCGTTAGCGCATGCTTGTCGCGTGTCATAAGGTATTGCCGTTGTTGTGTAGGCAATGCGCTCAACCTGTGTTGTTCTGCCGCGCTTGTCGATGTTTGTGTCTACTGTCAAAAATGACAGCGTTAGTGCTAATGTTGCGCTCATAATATTATTCCTAAAATTGTTTTATTGTTTTTTGTGTTATTTCTAACTCATCACGCATTTGTTTAACAACTAATTGAACAAAGCGTTCTTTATGATCTTCATCAGAAGATGTATTGGCAAGAATTACCAAGCCATCTATAAGTAACCTGCAAACCGATGCAAAAATTTCACCATTATTAGAATTTATTGCTTTTTCAACCATTTCTGCTACCGTATCTATTTCTTTTGTAATCATCTCATTACCTGCTTCAATATTTTACGCAATCTGATTATCTCTTCTTGTGCTTTAAAATAGTAATCAGCCATAATCAAAAAGCATAATAAAAAAATAGCATAAGCAAAACCAGTTTGGTCTAGCATTAGTAAAAAATCATATATAGTTTTCATTTTTTGTATCTCAAAAAAAGCCACTTGTCTTAGCGGCAGAGGTAGGAGTTGTTTGTTATTGCATTAATGCCGCGTAATCGTGATCGCTTTTAAAATCGTTTAAGTAAATTTCATCAACGCCTTTTTCTGCTTTATTAAAAATATTAACTAAATTATCGTCAATATGCTCATAAGTAATTTCAGTTAGTTTTTCAGAGTTTATTTCTTCGCCATCTTTATCAAATAAATTAACTTCTGTTACGTCAATTTCTCTATTATCTTCAATGTCATGGTGAAAGTCTGCTGGAATATATTTACCGCTAAGTGTTGCTGTAGCCGCAACGCCAATGTCAACACCATCGTTTGATACGATGTCGAAGTAAAGTTGTATTTCCATTAGATTTCTCCTAAAATGCGCGGCTTGCACCGCGCTTGGTTGTTATTTATGCTGTAATGATCGGACACATTGAATAAGAGCCCCAAGGCTTTACGGTTTCGTTATCAGCCCATAATTTAATTCTTAGTGTTTTTTCTACGCCATCAACTAAGGCTTTAATACTTTTTTCTGTTCTTGAAATAACAGTAATTTCAAAAAACATATCGCTGTCACAAATTGATCTGCATTTGTAGATTTTGTTTGGTTCAAATTTACTCATGTTGCTCTCCTAAATTATTTATTATTGTTTCGCCTTCTTGAAAGCGTGGTTATATATTAAATGTTCTTTTTAATCTTGTAAATTATAATTTACAAAATAAATAAATAAAAAAGTAAAAGTTAAATTATTTCAATGAGTTAAAAACAGCATCTTGTACCTTTTCTTTATTTTTTAACGCGGCAAGCACTGCCGAATCTATTGTTTTATCGGCTAAAATGTAGTGAATAAACACCGTTTTTGTTTGTCCCTGCCTGTGAATTCTCGCGTTAGCTTGCTCAAACAACTCAAGAGAATGCGTTAACCCGTACCACACAACCACATTGCCGCCCTGCTGCAAGTTTAATCCATGCCCAGCACTAGCAGGGTGACATGCAAGCAATGGGATTTTACCTGCGTTCCAGTCTTTTACTTTTTGCTCTGAATTGTCCTGAAGCGTTTGCACATAAGCAAACCGTGATTTTATCTTTTCTAAATCTGCTTTAAACGTGTAAAACAAAAGAATAGGCGCGTTGGTTTCACTAATGATTGATTCAAGTGCGTCAATCTTTGCATCGTGTAAATGTAGCGCGTTTTTGTTTTCATCATAAAGAAAACCGTTTGCGATCTGAATGCACTTGCCAACAAGCACAGCCGCGTTAGCAACAGCAATCGTCTCTTTGCCAACTTCAACAATCAACTCTTTGCGGATCTCTTTATACGTTGCATGAGCTGCTGGCGACATATCAACCATCACTTCATTGTGAACAACGGGCGGCATATCTAAATAATCAGCGGCTTTCATTGATAAACATATATCATCAATTTTGGCTGTTATTTCGTTCATGGCGGATGGTTTAGGCTTAAACGTGTACTGATTATAGCCAACGTCAAACCATTGCGATCTAAACGCGCTAACGGTCTTAAATAGACGCGCACCACCATCAAGCAAAAAAAGTTGTGACCATAAATCGTGAACCGAGTTTGCAGCGGGTGAGCCTGTCAACCCAACCACGCGCTCAATGTTTTTGCATAATGATTTAGCTGCTTTAAAACGTTGGCTTGAATGGCTTTTTAAAAGGCTAAATTCGTCAAATATCACCATGTCGTATTTAGGCTTTATTGCACTATCTTTAACAAGCCAAGACAAACAATCGATATTGATAACGTGAATTTGTGCATCACTTTGCAACGCGCTTAACCGTTGCGCTGGTGTACCAACACAAATGCTAAACGTTAGATGCTGGAGATGCGCCCATTTTTGCGTTTCATTGTGCCAAACCGTTTTGGCAACACGCAAAGGCGCAACAATTAAAACCCGTTGCGGGTTTATGTCAGCAATAGCCGTTAACGCGCTTACAGTCTTACCTAAGCCGCATTGTTGAAATAATGCGCACTTAGGCGTTGATTTTATTTTATCAACGCTTGTGACTTGATATGCGTGCATTTGTGAGCGCGTTAACGTTTTCATATTATTGATTAAAAAATAAATTGAAGATTGGGTTTAGTGCTTTGTTAAACGTGTAATTTTCTAAATCATTTTTTGATCTAAAAATAACTTTAAATCCATCTTCATCATTAACTTTAACTTGCAGCACTTGGGTTGCTCCTTTGCCTTCTCGATGCTCAATTCCTTTTTGATCTAAAAATTGAACAAAGTCATCAAATAGAAAAACAGGAAAAAGATTAGTGTCGTAAAAATAATTTTTAAAACTTTCATCAATTTTCATGGTCAATGAACTCCTTACAATCAAAAATAAATTTATCTACTTCATCTTTAGATGATAAAACATTTACCTGCACACCTAATTTAAATCTTGTTGCGTGGTCATGTAGTTGAGCTTTTGTTGGTGATTCGCCATTGGCTTTTAATTCAACAAGCAACATCAACCCATGCGGTAGTGTGACTAATCTATCAGGCACACTACGATTAGCCGGTGACGTAAAC